TGGTGTAGTCCTCGTCTTCACGGCAGACCACGATGGAGGACCCCACGTTGGGTACCACCCAGTCGTTCTCAAAGGGGTGAGCCTCCCTACCGAAGTAGGAGACAGGTACCGAGGTGGTGAGTCCCGTGACCGACGGGATGACTACCTGAATCTCTCCCGTGGAAGTGCTGGAGTACTGGACCACGGCCCGATGAATCTGAGCATAGGAGTTGTATAAAGAGTCAGTTGGCTGAATAGACATGGGACCTCCTCAACGACGCCTTCCACCGGTCGGTCTGGAGGAGCGGCGGTGGGGCCGGGCTGTAGGCGTCCAGCGGGCTGTACCCGCTGTAGACATCGCCCATGGAACTCCTGCCCAACGTGAACTCAGTGATGAAATGCCCTCGATTAAACTTCATGTCGATAGATCGTACCAGCCACACCCCATCGAACTCAGAGGCGAACCCGTCAATGCGAATCGCACTACCGGGGATGGCCCCGGCGACCCCGGTGGTAATGACGGTCGCAACGAAGGCGTCGGAGTACGCTTTGGTTGCCGCCAACTTGCGTCTGGCGTCCTTCAGGGACGTTGCCTCCACGGGCAGCACGTTCACCAATCCCGAGGACAGGGCTGTGCCGTAGGAGTTTCTCCCGAGGAGGTCATCCGATGACGCACTCGTTAGCATTCCTGTGTCGTCAATCAAAGAGATGCTTTCGTTACTAGAGTCCCCGTACGCATGGTATGTGCCGAAGGAGGCATCGAACTCCATGATACGGCCGGGGGCTAAGGACGCCCCTTCGGGGGACTTGATGGTGGTCAACGAGGCAGAGGGCGCACCATAGCGTATGGCATCGGGGGGGCTCCATACATGAATCTCTGTGCCATGGACGTTTACGGACAGACCTGACTGGACGCACGCTCTGACAATGGCCTCCCAGTCCGAGTTTCCCCTCTGCACCTGACGAGGTATGGTGGGGGTGCTGTTGGGGCAGGAGTAGGAGAAGTGGTAGTCAAAGGCCATGTCGGCTACCATGTCCAGAACCGTGAAGTCGTTCCAGACCTTGTTCTTCTTACCGCGCATGACCGAACTGGTACCAAGACAGTACAGATGGGCCTCCTGAAAGAGGCTGGAGTTCACCTGACCACTAGTGGCCTTGTGGCTCGGCCGAATGTGGTTAATATATCCGCAGAAGGTGAACCCGTCGCCATAGGGAACCGACACGTCCACCTTGATTGGCCGGTCTATGTAGTCCGTGATCGACAGTGGGGAGATGCCAGACAGGGTGAGCACCGCTAGGTCGTGCTCGTTGGACTTGAGGCTGATGTCTACCTTCTCTACGGTGTTGTAGTCGAGGCCCACGCCGTCAATGCTCACCTCTACTGTGTGCGGTGTGGTGCTCGGCTGCGGTCGGTTTACGACGGGCACGGCTACACCCGGGGTAAGCGCAGACGGGTCCCCATGGGAATCTCGTCAGGGTAGGGCACGTGCGGGTTCAGATCAGCAACACGCCAGTAGAGCCCGGGGTCGCCCAGATGAGTCGCAGCGATCTCTTGAAAGGTCTGCCCGAACTTGGTCGTGACCGTGGCGTATCTGGTAGCAGAGCGCACCTTGCGCTGTGTGACGGCTTTGCCCGATGGGTCAGTGGCCTGAGAGTAACGAGACGAGGGGAGTAGGGACATCAGGTGACAACCTCTTCTTCATTGATCCACATAGGTCTAACCGACCCGCGACGAACGGGCCAATAGGCTACGCCCCCTTCGGGGGCATCCAGTAGTCCATCAAAGTGTAGGTTCACATCAGGATCGGTCAACCATGGGAAAGAACTATCCAGACCGACCCCTTTGGCGACACCCGCCACCAAAGTGCCATTGAGGGTTGTATCACGAGCACTCGTACCGATACCTAATATCGAACCCTCATGGAGGATCTGGGTGTTCTCAGTGCGGGGATGCACCATCAACCAGTTGGTGTCACTAACCTCGTACGGTATGCCGTCTTTGGTGTCTGTGGGTTCGAGGTAGTGCAAGAAGGTGCGAAAGAGTATCCGCATCTGGTACTCCACAGCGTAGGTCACGTCGGCGGAAGAAGAGTTCGTGATAGACAGTGTCGAGGGGAAAGGAGTGTCCCCAACATAGAAGCCCAGTGCCATGTTGTACTCCGTCTTGTCTTCATCCCACTTCTTATTCTTGTAATCTGCGAAGAATATGAAGTAGTCATTGGTGACGCGCACATCACTATAGTAATTAGTGAACATATCCAGTTGATCGCCGTACCCATTGGCACCTTCAATAATGGGAAACGAGCGTGTGTAGAACCCGTTGTTCTGTGTGTCACTAGCGAACTCATCAAAGAGAGTTTGCTTTCGACCCTCTATGAGGCGGGCGTTGTCTAAACCTGTAGCGAGTAGTTCTCTACGTTGTTCGGCAGACCAACCAACGAAGAACGCATCAGATAGGTTGTACGGATCGCCGTTGGAGTCCTTCATTCCCCCTTCGTCTCCCCCAATCAGTGCGTTCAGGGCGGCACGGTTAGTGATGGTTCCTGAGGAGGGGGCCTTCAGTCGGGCACGGAGAGACAGCCCCACATGGGTCTCTCCTGAGAGCCGACTAACGTAATTAGTATCCCGCTTGAGGTTCCTCCTTAGGTGTGTACCTAGGGTCTCATTGAACACCTGATTGGGGTCTGGGCTGAAGTAGGATACGGGTGCAAAGGATATACCGCCCACCATCTTAAACCTGCCGACAGACACCTCCTTATGCTTGGACAACTTTGTCTCGGGGTGCTCCGGTATGGTGTCCTTCCGCCCTGTTCTGTCCTTCGGGGGGGAATGGTCGAAGCCTGTCAGCACTGCGCCTTTACTATCAGCGAACTCCTTGAGAGCGGAGGCAGCGGTGTTGTCGGGGGGCACCCTATCATTGTGGAGAGCGTCCCCGCCCTCGTCCGGTGGGGGGTACCGTTCAGACGCTTGCATCTTCAACAGGTCGCTGAAGATGGTCTTCTTGCGGGCAAAGCCCTGATAGATGGCGTGCATAGAGATGTCCACCACTGCCACCGTGGGGATCATCTCTGGAGAGAACTTCTGGAAAGAGACAGTCACGCTATTGACGTACCCGTCCACCATGAAGTTCTCAGAGAACACCGCCCGGATAGGGTTGGGAATAAGGAAGGCAGAGTTGTGGGCATTGGCACTGAGGAGGTCCTCCTCGCTTATACCCGCCCTCTCAGCGGCCTCTAGCACGAAGTTGGTGGAGTCCTCCGGGTCTTCTTCCTCGTCCAAACCTGCCTCAGAGATTAAATCATGACGCTTTCGAGCATAGTCCACTGCTTCTTTGGTAATACTCTGTCCTGTGATGCGGTCCAGTATCGCAATGTCTGCCAGAACACCCAGTCGTTGGGCCACCATTTCAGGATTGAAGCGTTCGCCCGGTTTGGGGTTTAACATTGAGTCCAACTCCGGGTTGTCCAATTCCCGCGTATTTGAAACACCACTCAGAAGGGTGTTTCTAGACACCTCTGCTTCCCTATTGAACAGCATCGTCCAGCCAAAGGACATGTCACCTATAGCGGGCTGAAGCAACTGGGTCGGGGACTGGTTGATCCACAACTGGGTATCGGTACGAGCAGTCACAGAGCGCGTCAACTGGTTGGGATTGAACTGGAAGTTCAACTTGGCAGCCAAGCCGACGGCGTTGTCCATGGTGCCGAAGGCCGAAGAACCAGATTCAAAGGACTTATGAAGTAACCGCATGTACCCCCGATGAATAAAGGGGTCAGTGGGCTGCTGGATAGGGAAGTCATGGAACTCCGGGTTGGTTCCACGAAGTGGGTATGTGGTCCCACCTATATTATCTGGACCCCTTCCGGCCATTACGACCTCCTAAGAGACCGCACGGCCTCGGATGTTTCTATCATGCTGATGACCTTCTGGGCCAGACGCTGGGCGTCCGATGCGTCGTTGCCGCTGCCGTTCAGGTGAATGACCGGAGCGATGGTTATGACAGAGCCCCCGCCCCCATCATCTCCTACACCAGCACTTACGCGGGCCACGTTGGCGGATTCAATGGCCTTGATGGATTCAGCAATGCCCATGCCCTTAGTCATATGCACATTGCCAGAAGACACGCCAGCGGACCTACTGGCACCAGTGCGGCTACCCGTGGTATGCCCAGCGGCTGAGGTAGAGGCGGGTTGTGGGTTGGCAGCGTTGTACTTTGCTCTGGTCATGCCTGCGGGAGCGACATGCCACGGCTCACCGAAGGAGTCCCCATGACGTAGACCAAACCTGTGGGCATTGGCGACGATCCAGCCGTACGAAGTCTTGGGCCCCAAGTCCGCTGCCAGACCCACTTCATGCAACGACGATCCGGGCGGGGCGGCGTAGCCCTTCGCCTTACCTACGGCGTTGAGACTGTATGTCTTACCCTCAAATGATCGGTTGCCTTCGGGGTCCTCATCGTGCCTCTCAAGGAACAGTTCCCGCTGTCGCTGTGGGTCACGGATACCGCTAGTCAAACTGAGAGGTATGCCCTCCTTATCGGCTTCTTTAGCCATAGCACGCAGTTTGCCCTTGAACCCTGCGTCCATGCCGGGCTGGGTTATCTCAGGAACGTCACCCATAGACCCAAGAACAGAGCCTCCCAGCATCATGGTCGCTCCTATGCCCATGCCTATCGGGTTAGCGGTGAGCATCGACGCCATTCCTGCCGTTTTCATAAAGCCCGACGCCGCACGCAGGGCCCCCCCACCTATGCGTACTCCAAGCAAGTTCGTCATACTGGTCTGAGCCCCAACAAGACCTGAGAGTTTGTCCTCTAGGCCACCAAATGCGCGGATCAGTCCCTGCGTGTTCTTCTCCAACTGGGCGTAGTTGTCCACCTGCCTGCGGTAGAACCCCTCAGACCTGTCCACTTCGGCCATGCTCGTCTTCTCACGCTCCATGGCGTAGGACTCTTCGATGCCCATGCGGCGTCGGTCCTGCTCCTTGGAAGGGTCGTACATACCACTCCCGCCCTTCTTCTTGAACTCTAGGTTCTCCTTAGCGTACTGGAGGACCAAGTTCTGCATGTCTTGTGGCAGGCCGGTACGAGAGAGGTTGGCCCTAGTCATGGACCCGGGCTGGAATGCCCCCTCCACCATGGACTCACTTGTGAGCCCCATACGCTGAACAGTATTGCGTACCACGTCCATCGGGTCCCGTGCCTTGCCACCGGGGCCGTACAAGCCGCCGCCCAGCATCATGGTCATCATGTTCGAGGAGCCCGGCTGTGCCATAGCGCTGATCATAGCGGTGGCGTCGGCCGTGGAGTACCCGAAGCCCGAAGCGACCCTGATACCCTCCACACCAGCGGCCATTGACTCTGGGTTGATGCCCATAGTGGTCTGAAGGTTCATCATTGCGGGGATGCCGTTGGGGCCCAGCATCCTGTCCGTCATGGGCTGGCGCCACCTTGCTTGGTATTGCAGTTGTGTGCCGCCGTGCATCTGTCTCATGAGCAGGCCGGTTCGGTCTGCTTCTAGGGTGTATTCGGCCCTACCCTTAATGTTAGCGGCACTGGCACTGACGAGGCCAGAGAGGAGGGTAGCAGCATAGGAAGTGCCGCTCTTTGCGTCCATTGCGAACGCAGAGCCCAAACCTTTCCCCGCAGCAGAGCCACTAGCAGCCAACATCCCCTTGAGGGTCGGCTTGTCTTTCTCGACCGTAGGGGCTGCCTTGCCATGTCCCAGAGGGGAAGACTGGAAGTAATCACGGGAAGAAGAAGTGGCCCCTCCCACATGATCGGGCATCTCCTGAATGCCACCCGCTGGGGAACTACCACCAGCGGCAGTGAAGGTACCCTTAGTAGCACCGGCTGCCCTGCCTAGTGAGCCGACCACCTTATCAGCAGCAGTTCCAAGGCCCTCAAAGAGAGTTTTTAACTCACGAACACTACTAATCAGGGGACCGAACGCTTGATGAAGTTTGGTAATACCCTGAGGGTCTACCGAAAACCTATGCTTCCATGAAGTAAAGGCTTCCCTATGGTCCGTACCACCAGCGGTGAGGCCCTCATCAGGCGTATCAGCATCTATCTTCTCAGCCATAGATTATTGATTCCTCCATCTAGCCATAGCCCCCCAGAAGGAGCGTTGCCTAACCGACATAGAGCGTAAGTCTCCTAGCGTAAATCCTGCGTATACACTGGAGATTATGTCATAATCCCAGTATACTGTTGTTAAGTTAACCGAATAAAAGGTAGGCCCAGTCCAAGACCATCGTGACCGTCTCGTCACAATGAGCGCACGGGGCTTCCACCTCCTCCAGAGTCGGGCCGGGTTGGCTGTCCACTATGGCGCTGACGAGGAGCCGCCGGTCCGCTATGGACAGTTCCCGTGCCCACTGCTTCTTCACTACTTCCGTACGATCATCATCCCATACAACGCACTGGACGATGATCGCTGTGTTCTGAACGGCCAGATTATCCCCGGCCTCTGCGATTGCCTGTGCGTCCTTGCCCGTGGGATAACGCACCTGAACGTCCTTGCCGTCACGTAGAGTCACCGGACGGGTCTTTCGAGGATCATCTATCGGCTGTCTAATCGGGAAGTCTTTGTCCAGATTGACCAGAACGTCACTGCTTCCTTCGCATGCTGGGCATTTGACGATGAAGGTCCTCACGTTCCCGTACGTGGCCTTGACCACGCCGAGAAACAGCAGATCACGGTCTCCCACGATGAGGTTGTCGAGGATCGACGGGTGCTCTGATACCCGTAGGGTACCCACAGACTCAACAGCACGACTCAACAGCACGGACGTGTACTCCGCATAGGAGAGGTTCTCCTTGGTGCTGAGTCGTGCTAGTTCTTCCTCGTCCTCCCCGGTCATCTCCCGAACAGTGGCGGTGATCTGCCACTCTCCGGTGTCAGCGTTCACCACCCCCCGGATGAGTTCGACCGTCGTTGGAGCGGCCTTGCCTATCTCCGGGGGAGGTTCCTGTAGTGCCTCTTCTAGTTCGTTGGCCTGTGCGGCCAATGTCAGACTCATGTAAGTCTCCTTATTGGTTGTCTACTTGGTTTATACTAGATTGTTCCGTCCGACTCGAAGTCGGTGTCACCCTCCCACAGAACAGTGAAGCCCTCGTGGTGCAACTGCAACTGCTGGATCAGCAGACCGTTGTCGCCAGCGTTGAGGTCACTCACCGAGTACGAGCCGGGCCAAGCATTGTACAACTTGACGACCAAACGAAGAGGCAGGTTCACCGTGGATTCGGAACTGGGGTCCTGATCGTAGTGGTAGGTACTGCTGGTGACCGGGTGATCAAACACCTTCACCGTGATCGTGCAGCGGTAATCGGAACCACCCGCGCCCTCGGCGGCGCCTCCATTGCCGACGGAACCATTGTCAACTAACCCACCCTGCCATGCGTGGATGAACTGCTGCCACTTGAACAACTGTGACTGGTTGGCGAACATGCCCCGTGCCAGAGACACCGGAGCGAAGTCCGACTGACCGACCATCTTGTGCGGGTGGGTGTTCATCCCGCCTTCCCTATATGGGATGACCTCGTTGGTGACGGCGATACCGGACATCTGGGCAAAGCCCAAGTTGCCTAGGCCCTCGGCCAAACCTGCCAGTTCTGTGTCTAGTGGAACGATATGCACACGGAACTTGAAGTTCCTAAGTGGGTCCGTCCTTAGGGTTTGTGAAGTAACTGTCATGTTCTATTCCTCCTTAGAGGGTGTCGGTGGCGTTGGAACCGCCGGTCCATTGGCTGACATTGATAACCACATATTCAGCCGGGTACTGGAGGGCCAGTCCCACTTCAACGTGGAGTTCACCGTTAGCAATTGTGCTTGCGGTATTGTTGGTAGCGTTGCAGGTCACGTAGAACGCTTGTGCGGACGTGTTGCCCTTCAGGCCCTTTCGTCCCCACAGGCCCCTGAGTTCCTGCTCAACCACCGAAACAACCCGTGTCCGAAGATTGACATCGTTAGGCTCGAACACAGCGAAGGCCGTGACGGTCTTCATGCGAGACTTCACGAAGTTAAGCGTGCGGCGGATCGGGATGTACTTATCCGGGGAGGTCATGGCGAGGGTCCTAGTGCCATTGATGATAGCCCCAGTCCCCGGGACCAACCGGATCGGGTTGATGTGCGAGTCGTACAGGGTGCCCTCCTCGGACTCCGTGAAGGTCGCTACCAAACCGAAGACGTTGGCGAGGTCCAGACTGAGTCCAGCCGGGGCCTTGGCGACGGAGTGCATGCGCTCTGCCTTACCGTAGATCGCCATGATCGCTCCGCCTAGTGGGGCGGTACGCAGGGCCGCTGGTCCGGTCTTGGTGGGATCGGACACGGTGGCGGCAGGGTAGTACGCTGCCCCGTAGCCGCTGTTGGTGTACGCGGCCACTGTGGTAACCGCCACGGCTGCCGACGTAACAGAGGTATCTGGATCAATGATCACGAACCCGGTACCCCGGTTGGATGCGTAGGCCAAAGCGTAGTTGACCTCCGCCGCAGACGAGACCCCCGGCAGGTTGATCACGAGGTCCCCGGTCACCTGATCTAGGTAGTTGAGGGCCGTGCTGTAGTCTCCTGCTAGGACAGCCGTTCCGTCAGAACCACCAGCCAAATAGGTAGTTCCGGCGGTGACATTTGTGTCTGCGGCCTTGGTGGCCGTGGACACGGCAGACGCTGTCAGGTAATCGGAGTAGTTGTTGAGCAAGGTCAAGACGTAGCGGCTGTTGGTGGGGTCAAGACTGACCTCCGACCAGCGCTCCTTCTCGGCACCGGCCAACTTCACGACGAGGTTGAAGGTGCCGTACGTGGTAGTCGAAGCAACCTCGACACCAGCGGACCTTACCACCGTCAGGTCATTAGCCCAAGCGCCAGAGTTCTCTGCGGTAAGCAGGAGCATATTGGCGGCTGTGCCCTCCTCTTCACCCGCCACGTACGCCGTGGCCTTGGCGGCGGTACCGCCCGTAGCCCCGCCCGCAAGGGTGTAGGTGACCTCCGTGGTAAAGGCGGTGTTGAACTTGGCACCAGTGACGTTGGAGTCAGTGGACTGTGCGGACACCGTGATGTACTGGGAGCCCACACCAGAGACCACATTGTTTACCTTGATCGTAGCCGAGTCATCGGAGGTAGCGTTGTTGAAGGTCAGAGCGGTGTGGGTCTCCTTGACAACACCATTGTACTTGACTACTACATCTAGTATGCCCGACCCACCAGTGGTGCTGGAGTTGGGGTTGCCAGTATTCTTGGTGACATGGAGTGTGACGAGGTTACCGTCAGCGCCCTCCAACTTGGACGTAGCAGTGAACAGCGACTGGCTGCTCCCATGCACGAGTGCAAGGGCTGCTGCGGTGTTGGCAGTAGCGCTGGCGGTCAGGGTCCTGACGATGTAGCACTCGACTCCTCCGTTGGAGAAGTACTGGTACACAGAGTACCCGAGTTCATACGATGCGTTGATGTCACCAAAGACACTAACGAACGAGTTCCATGACGTGACCAGAACGGGTTTGCCAGTGGGACCACGAGAGGCTTTACCCACAAACGTGGCGGTAGTTCTACCGGTACGGTTCGTGACAACGGCCTTTAACGGGGACTCGTTGACGAACACGCCGGGGCGTGAGTAGACAGGCATTACAGTTTCTCCTTAATACGGTGGGTTACAGGTTTCATGCCAGAACGTCTGTTGTGATCTTGTCCTTGAAGAGAATCTCGGACTGTGCAGTGACCTGCGCCAGACCCACAAGGATAGCGGATGGTATCTCTGATGTAACGGACAGAGTATAGACCTTTCGGAATAGCCTCTTCTTAAAGCCCGCTTCTTCATCAAGCATGTCAGCGCTACGCCAATCCAGCATATCCATGTGTCGGTGTGTGTCATCAGCACCAACCTCTAGGTACCCCCTGCGGAAGGGGGCCACCTTGGTCAGGATATGTGCTTGTAGGTAGCGATCATGCAGTGCAGAACGAGTAAAGGTGGTTACTTGGTAGAGCAGGTCCACGGGAGTGTGCTCCATTGCGGTAATAAACGGGGACCCAACCACTCCACCATATGCGAGCGTAGTGACATCAGTAGTCTCGTTGGGCCAATACGTAAACGCACCGGCACTCTCGGTAGTGTAATGCCCTGCGGGTTGACCAGCGGGAGCGGTACCACGAAAGGCATAGATATTAGTATCAGAATGCTGGCGGTTCGCTGCGTGGTTGATGTCCAAGAGTTCAATGGTAATAAAGGGGTATGTACGCTCTGTCTCCCCCTCCGGGTACCGAAAGAACACCTGCACGTCACGGGTTGAGTCCCGGTCGTCCACGAGTTGGATACCAGAGAACTTCTCCTTGAGGGCCTGATCCTCAGCAAGCAGGAAGCCGGTGCGATTAGGCATCCGCTACCACCCCTCCCATGGTATGACGAACTCTATCGTCCACCTCCTTGGCGATCTTGTCACTCGCCCTGAACAGTGTGCGGCGCACGAACGCCCGAGGAGGAGTAGTGGCGTCCCCGAACTCCAACGCTGTGGCCTTGGCTTGCATTCGTGAAGGAACGTCGAAGAGACCAAACACCAGTGTGTGCTGCACATCCTCGTCCTCTACCACATCGTAGTACTGTGACAAACGATGGTAGTCAGCGTCCCTCTTCAGGGACTCCCGGGACTCGTTGACATGCTCTTCCAGAGTCTCGTTTATGGCGTCTTCCAGAATGTCTGGAAGCCACGTAAGTAGGTAGTCAACGTAGTCAACGGCGGATGGAATGCCGGAAATGGTTCCGCCCGAGGACAAGGAGGCATCATTCAGTAGTGGCGTTGAAGCCATACGCTCTCCTAGCGTCCTATGGGCAGTTGGGGGGCCCCAGCGCTCGCTGGGACCTCATACTAATGATACACCAATTAGGCCGGGAATGCAGCGGGCCAAGCATAGGCGTTAGTGGCTACAGCGGTGGGCCCGGGGTCGAAGGCGAACTCCTGATCAAGGTATTTCTCGATGCCCTCGAAGGTGATAATAACATCATCTCTACCCCTACCACGTACCCTGTAGGAAGTGACGGCGTAGTATCGGCCGTCGTAGAAGAACATATCGTTCAGGTGCTTGCGGTACTCGCTAACGTCACTGATACCAGCATCACGCATGTCCCTGACGGACGCAACCCCGTTGGCGTTCTGGAGGGGGTGACGGCCGTCGGCCATGGCCCTCTTGGTGTCCTCTGTCTCCTGAATCTGCACGACAGGGATGAGCACGCCGGTTTGGTAACGCAGGCCCCCAGTGGACTGTAGGCCCTCGTCGTACACATCGTCGTAGAGGCTGTCCGTACCCGCTGTGCTGCCGAACGGCTGTAACTCGTACCAGATGATTGTTTCCCCGGTAGAGTGGTGGTACCTGCGGTAGTTCTCCCATACGTGCTCAATTTCTCTACGCACGTCAGTCATTAGAGGTACCTAACGCCAGACACATAGCCTTCCGGGGGATCGGTTTCGATGAACACGTCGTCACGTAGATCGTCGTCCTCCTCAGCGATGGTGATCTGCCCATCGTCAAGCGGTGAGTAGATGCGCTCAATCGGGCCGTAGTCACCCAGTTCACGAGACTTCTGGACCGGTACCAGCCGGTTGGTGGTGCGGGAGGTGCGCCTCAGGTTGAAGACCTCAATACGGTCCAGACCGATGTTGAGGGCCCGGGCCTTCTTCTCGTACTCCGTGGTCCAGTACTGGAGGAGTTGCTGTACCATGCGGAAGCGCTGGCTGGCGGGGATGTGTACGGCCTCAGAGGTGGTGATGTCGATGTCCCGGCTGTACTCCGTCATCAGGCCCCAGAGGGCCTCGATCATGGCGTCGATGCCGATAACGTCCCTGACCACCGAGGACAACTGCTCCTTGTCCATGTTCAGATTGTGGAGGTGCTGGTTAAGCGCCAGCGTGGCATAGAAGGTCAGGTCGGCAGGGAGGAGCCACTCGAAGTAGTAGCCCTCTATAAGAAGTTTCGTACCTGACGCCTGAGCAGCACCCAAGCGCAGAAGGCCGTTCCTATCGTCAAGAGAATACTGACTGCTAGTAAGTTCCGTTGTTGTACCGCTGACATAGGTTGCTACCCAAAGTTTAGTGGAATCGACATTCAGGTGGCCGAGATCGAAGGTGCGGCCTAGGGCGTCGAAGTCCAACTGGAAGAACCGGGGGAAGTCACGCAAGTAGTTCCTTGCGGTGGTCTCGATGTCTGTCTGCGCTGCCATACAAACAGTTTACTACTATTGGGCAGAGTCTGCGCCGGGCACCGAATCCTGCCCGGGCTGATTCAACGCAGGGTATACGTCCCTCAAGCGGGCGGGCATAAACCGACGGACCAATGTAACGTGGATGTTAGAATAAGTACTATCGGGCTTCGGCAGGTCAGCCATTCTCAATGGCCTCCAGCCGTTCAGACAGTTCCTGAATGGCTTTCACCATCGGGGCCATCAGTTCAGTGTAGGCGATTCCTTGAGGACCCTCATCAGATACGCTCACGACAGCAGAGTCCGGGCCACATACCTTATAGACATCCTGAGCCCCAAAGCCCCAGTGCTTCTTGTCAGGGGTGGCCTTCAGACGATAGGACAGGGGCTTTAATCTGTTCACAAGACCTAGACCCGGTGACTCGGTGATCTCCTCTTTCAGTCTAAGGTCGGACGATACGTCTACGGAGTCGGTGACGTACAACGTACGATAACGATTGGCGAATCGTCCGAGATAGAAGACTCCGTTTGTGTCACCGGGGTTCACGTCCCCCGTAGACAGAGTGCCACTTAGAGGGTACGAAGGGCCAGCCGTCAACGGGAGGTACGAGCCCGTATGGGAAATTGTAAAGGCAGCCCCGCTCCGGGTAACCGATATGGGAGAACTACCGTACAAGACCACTGTCTCTCCGTTAGTGACCGTGTGCTGCGGACTGAATATGCCCTCGGTGACCTTGAAAGAATAGGCTGAACCCGCTGCACCGGCTGCACCGGCTGGGCCTTCTGGGCCTTCGACTCCCTGTAGTCCCTGAGGACCTGTGGTCCCCGTGTCCCCTATTGTGCCAGCAGTGCCGGGTGGTCCCACACCACCTGTAGACCCTGTTAGTCCTATTGGTCCTGCAACCCCCGCTGGTCCAGTAGCACCACCCGGTCCGGTAGGTCCAGCCACACCAGTTGATCCCGAAGACCCTGAGGCACCCTGTGCTCCAGTGGGACCATCAGCAGCGGCGGTGGACGAGTACTGAGCAAGGTTGGTCCACGTGGTTGCGGCTGTCTTGACCCACACAAGGGACTGACCATCGGCTGGGGTGATGCTGGAATCGACCCTGATCTCACCAATGGCACCTTCAGTAGTGCCCGGGGCGGACGATACCGCTGTCGGGTTGGCCTGAGGCAGGATGAAGACACGCTTGTCCACGATGGACGAAGAGTTAATATCAGAGTCGCCGTTGGCGTAGTACACAGCGGCCACCAGCATCTTGGCCGAATAGTCCACAGCGTCCGGGTAGCGAGCATTGGTGGCGCTCTCACCATTGTTGGAGGTCGTTCCCTCGACCTCGCCCACACTGAAGGTACTACCTATCTTCTGTACTAGTATAAGAACGAACTTAGAGAGGCCAGAGGTAGGGGCAGTGAATGAACCTAAGACGGTGTCAGCCGTGATGTTGAAGTACTCACCGTTAAGGTAGCCAGAGATAGGCGCTACGGTAACAGTGTTGGCCGCAGTCCTAGTGGTGGCACCGCCAGAGAGAACACCGGACTTCTGGTACCCTAGAGTC